GCTAAAGAATCATCCTTATACTCTTTTCCGATTTCGTCGTCAAAGAAATTGAGAGTAATAAAATATCTTCCCTCAGGCAGTTCCAATCGTGAAAAAACAGCGGATAAATTAACTCGTAATACATCTGCAAGGTTGTCTTGTCCTATTCCAATTCCACTCTGTTGAGAAGGTTTTAATCCAACTAACAGAAGAGCTGCTTGGTCTGTATTTAGTGTGTCTCCCGGTCGAATATTCAAATGACCAACAATATTGTTGAGTTCGTCATAAACATATACCTCAACAACATGACTATAATCAATTCCAAAAACAGGTGCAGATTCTTTCGGGTCGCCTTCTTCATCTTCTTTTTGAATGATGTTAAGATCGAATTCACTTATTCGAAAAACTCGGGGGCCCGATGCATCTGGAACGTTTTGGTTCGGGATTTCCGGTAGTTGGTCGGGATAATTGTCTTGGTTAGGCATTAAGCAAATTCTCTAAATTCTGTATCAACGATGTCGTCCACAACTTCTGCTCTAAACAGGCGATGTCTCATCATTGCTGAGATGTAATAGTTTTCTTCGATAACCAATTCTTCACCTTCTTCGACTTCTGGAACGCTTATCTCAACATAACCTGCTGCATTTCTTACCAACTTGTCTTGGTCAACATCACTATTGTCGAGCAAATCTTCAACTGCACGGTCGATAAATCTGTTATCCAATACAAATCTTATTTTGTCAGGAACGGAACCAGACAAAAAGTTTTCAATCGTATAAGTTTGAATAAGAAGCGCTGGTGCTGGCTGAGTCGTTCTGAGATTTGGGTCGTCATAAAGAACGACAGAACCGCCACTAGATTTTAACAAAGGTGCCATTATCTAACCACTCTGAATGTTTGATTGGTGTCATATGTCTGCCTTCCCCAAGGTCTTTCAACACGAAGAAGAACTTTGTATGACCTATTGATATACATATTTTCTGTGCTCAAATCAAAGTAACTGCCAGTTCCATCTGCGTTGAGTCTAGAACCTTCATCAAACGGAATGACTGCATCTCCTGTTCCCGCATCAATAATACTATACCACGAACCACTTGGAAGATAATACTTGTTTCCGTATCTAAAGGTGTCGTGGAAAGTCTTGATCGGATTTAGTGGACGAACGCCGATTCGAATTCTTGCGTGCGAACCAGATGCTATTGTTGATCTTACATTCGAAATGAAGATTTCAAAATCTTCTGGAACGGAATTAAGGCCGGATTCAGGTTTAACATCAATAACTTGACTGTTCCACACAGCTTCCAATACTGGTTGATGGATAGTGTGTGTTTGTCGTGAGAAGAATTTGATGATTCCTCTGCTTAGAGATGAACTTTCATCTGCAAGAGGAAACTTCAACATTATTCCGTTGTTGTAACTAGCAGATACAAAATCTCGGACAATTCCAGAAATATCAATGCGTGGATCTTCTGGCTTGAAATCAAAGATGACCGGAGCTTTTCCTGCTGTTTCCCAATCTGCACCTTCACTTCCAGACGGCCAATCTTGGGTGCTAGTTCGTGCAGTCCAAGAAGCTCCATCCTGCGGATTCTTCAAGTCTTGAGCGAAATATCCGGTTCCTTCTTCCCAACTATAACTAACACTTGCAGAAACTCTTGCAACTTCCATTCTCTGACCCTGTTGGAATCTAGCTGCATTAGCGATTCGAAGTTTGAGAAAGAATGTTGCTCCGGGGTCTAAAACTCCGGCAGATATTGCGTTGGAGATTGCAGTAGCATCAAATTTAAGTAATGAACGAATTCTCTCTTGTCCATCAGCCGTTTTTCCAACTTCAAGAATTTCGTCGAAGCCTGTGTTTCTATTCGGCAAACTTTCAAAAAGAGTTGCGTCTGCTATAGGTGTAAAAAATTTCCTTGCCATTTACTTGTCCTTATTGAACAGCATTTCCGACAATATCTTTGTCAGGGAATCGAACTTCAAATATCATCGGGTCAACTGACGGCCATACGGTTTCATTTTCTTGGTCAAATGCGGATGTTCCTTTTATGTCATAACGGAAATTCTCATATCCAAATCCGTCTTTGTATGCGTATTTGTTTACAATCTCAATGTCCCGAACACTTTGAACTCCCTCTACTCTACCAATTTCAAGTCGTAAATCATTAATAAGAATCGGCTGGTTAATATCCCAACGGTCTATATCAAAGAACGTTTTAACCGAATCCAAACAATTGGCGAGAACATCATTTGCATTTTTATTCTTGAACACACGAATTGAAAAATTGACACCAATGTTGACAATGAACGCATCCAGTATATTGAGTTCGTCAGTCAAAATCTTATAGGATGAAAGATACTTTTTAAGATTTGCTTTCGTTTGTCTATTCAAGGTGCGTAATTGTTTATCAGAATTATATCCAAGAACATAAATGTTTACTTCTCTATTTTCGGAAAAATTAGTTACTACTCGGTCGCCGCGTTCTGCATCTGCTGGCGGAAACTCGTCCGTTCCCGTTGTTTCTACATCAGGCAGTCCAGGCGTGCCGGATGCGACCTCTTGAATCTTTCGAAGCTGGTCTGCCTCAACCACGAATGCCTTGGATACTGCTCCGAATCGGGGCGGCATCGAGTAAACTCTTACTGTATAATCTTCTGCTGTGACAAGACGGTTTTGAGAGTTGAAAAACGCAAGTGCGTTCTGTCGAATTTCTTCGACCGAATCTTGTCCTTTGCCGCCCGTTGCGGGCTCAGTATTATTGATTGCTACAGAGTTGACAGTTTCATCAAACAATGTCTGCTCTGCAGAAGTAAGTCCGCCAACGTTTCCAATGATTCGTGGGTCATTGAGAACGTTCAGGCGTCGAATAGTTCCAATCGTTCCAACCGGAACGTTGCTTTGAATTCCGCCGCCGACAATGTAGGTAATCGTCAATTCTGTGTTCGAAGGAGTCAAACCAAAAGTGCTAGATGATAGGAAGTCTGCTGGGTCAACTGTAGTTGAAGCCAATCTGCTTTCATATTCATCACTAGCGATTTTCAAAGGGTCAAGAGAAATTAGTTCATCATCATCTTCCAAGACGCCAGAACCGAACAATATTTCCAACAAGAAATCTTCGTTATATCGAGTCACAAATCGCCGCGGCTGCTTCTTAAACTTAATCAATCGCCGAGGCGGGACACTTTGATTGGGGTCATTAACTGGCGAATCATTTTCGATGTCGTCAATGATAACATCTTGTGCTAGATAATCAACTTCTTGCCACTCAAACCCATTGGAATCCTCAATTTTAACAACTCCTAAAGCGTTTGCATCAGGCAAAACAATCTGACTAAATCGAATCGGATCACCAAAAGTGCGCGTGCTGGTTTTTAACTCACCAGCTTCCAGTTTGATTTTCTTTCTCACGAGAAATGTGTTTGGGTTGTTGTCGGGGCCGGTAGAGTATACACTTATTGACCTGTCTGCGGAATCATTAAAATCAACTTCATCTACACTTCGAAACGTCACATCACCAAACTCTTTTGATGTGAACAAAGAATTTTCTCCGACACGAAGATAGAAACGTTCGTCTGGAACATAAGCACTTCCAGAAAGTATAGAAGGAACCAACTGGAAAATATCGGCTTGTGTTGAGGCAGCAGCTGCTGGCTTGGCTTTAAAACCAAAAGCCTGTGCTATCTTAATGATATTTTCTGGCTCTTGAGCGAAGGTAACTAGATTTTCACGAAACTGCGTGTCAACATAATAACTCAAAACATCGCCAACATAAGATGCCATTTCGATAAACATCATTCCCGGCGATGCTTCGTTGAAGTCTCGATAAGTTTCGGGGAAGTATACCTTGGCAAAGTCAATGAGGCTCTGTCTAAACTCACCAAAGTTTTTGTTCAGATATCGAACTTCCTTAACCTTTGGTGCAAAACTTTTCTGTATTCTTTGTATCTGAGCCACGAATGTCTCCTATTAAAATTCTACAACAACACTGTCAGTCACAGTTTCATCACTAGTGAACGAAAATTCTACCTTGACTACTACTTTGTTGCGAGCATCGTCCCTTGCGATATCTGTGTTTCGGACAGACAAGAATGGCATCCAAACTTCTACATCTCTTTTGATTGCAGTGAAAACCGCAGAATTAAAATCGTCATCATCCATTTGTTCAAAAAGAAGTTCGTGTAAATTTGAACCAAATTCTGGCTGATGAACGCGTTCACCCTTGCGAGTTAGAATCAAATTGATTAGGTTTGATTTAACCTGTTCCAATAAAGATAAAGACTGAGCAAAGTAGCCAGTTTTTCCTCTTTGGATTGTATTTCTCTGATTCCTCTAGAACCGATTTGGCCTTTCCGATTGCTCTTGACACAATATCTATTGCATCGTTAGAGCCGGGACGTTGGTGGCCCATTGTTGGCGGCCCATCTTCGGCTCCACCTGCACCAAACTGTGCCTCTCTTTCAGCCAATCCGCCTTCAACGGGAACGCCTGCAATCATCGTTGGATGCTGCTGTCTAGGCTGTTGTCTAGGCTGTCGAGTTTCAGGGATTTCTTCTTCGATTTGATGATTAGGAGTCATATCGCCATATCCTAACATCTCACGAAGAGAACTCATATCTCTTCGTGGTCTTTCCCTTTGTGGTTCTATGCTTTCTTGTAACTGTCGAGATTGTCGAGCGGGTCGTCTGGTTGTTCTTGCCTGCTGCTGAATTACATCATTAAGTGCTTCATTGATGAGGCCGGGAAGTTCTCTTAAAATTTCTTCCCGAACAATCTTTCGAACCATTCTTACTAAATCTGCTTTCTTCATTATATAGATTCCCTATTTACAAAATTCGATTGTGCTAACCAGCCTTGTTGTTGAGCTGTTGATTTATCATCTAATCCATATGTCTGTCGGATTATTTGTAGTTGTGAAACAACTCCGGGATTTAATGGACCTATGCCAACTGTAGGCAGAGTAAAATTCGCACTGAAATTGTTAAACAGATCGAGAATATCTTTCATAAACTTGCGAAGTGTTTCACCTAATACAAGAGGTTCCTCTTCATTCTCAATAGTTCCTATGAAAATTTTATCATCAGAAGTGATAGAATATGGTTGTTGAGAATGATGTCGAACATAGCCTACAACTTCGGAAATTTGGTTTTCCCCTACATTTAATAAATACTCTTCACCTACAGTTATTCTATAATCTTGGCCGGTTTCGATTCTTCTGTCTAGTGTAGCAAAAGATATATAATTTCTCTCTGCGTCAACTGTGTGGTCAAGATGAGTAGAAAAATGCGTTCCTCCAAAAGTTGATACATACAAAGGTTCCAACTTCGTATTAATAATTATCTTGTTAGAATTCAAGATAATCTGGCTTCCATCAAAAGTTGATGGCGGTTCTTCTACAGATGTGAAATGAGACTCATCGTCAATCGTTGCTAAATCAATTGAAACAATTTGGTCTGTCGTTAACCAAACTGAGGATAAATCTTTGTTGATATCTTCATCAATTAGCGCAAAAGGTGTCTCGACACTTTTCTCAGGCTGTGGATTTTGTCCAGCTCTTATGAGAACATTGGGTGCTTGCTCCGCATCAAAATTTGAACCAAACCGAATAGAATGGCCTGAACGGCCCTCAATAATTACATCGCCTTCTTGTGGGCGAAGTCTGTAAATATCCGCCTTATCCTCATATTTTTCTCCAAGACGAGTTTCTTCTTCTTCTGGTTTGTCCTTTCTTGGAGCGCCACCTTCTGACACATCGTTATATCCATCTTTCTTGGTTTCGTTGGCTGGATATTGGCCTGTGTTTCGTGCCATACCGAATACAGCATGGGTTGTTGGTTTGTTAGTTACATTTGTTGGCGGAAGATAGTATGCTCGGTTGAGTGCTTTGATAATGACAACAATTTCATTGATGAGAGGATATCGAGTGATATTCGGGTCAAGAGGAAGCGCCCAAGTCAAACCCTCATCCTCTATTCCAGTTTGAGTATATATCAAACGATATTTAATGGCACCAACATTGTATCCATCCGCTTGATATTCTGGATGCGAGTCGTTTGTTATCACATCTAAAACTACTGCTTCTTCTGTATCGTGAGACTCGTATCGGACAGTAGAACCTGCCGAAGATACACCGGCAATATTTCGAAGGAACGGATTTCTGTATGAACCTGCGCTTGAGTAATTAATCGTCCTCTTTCGCATCTTGTTCCTTTGCTTTGCTTACCTTGCTTATTACTTTCTTGGCCTTTTGGTCTAAGGTTCCAATCGCCTTTTCTTCTTCTTCATTTTCTTCGACTATGGAACTCAACTCTTCCAACATTCCAGAATAGTCTTTGTGTGCTTCTTCGATG